CCCGCCTATGCCAGATTTCGCCTTCAATTCGCCGTTGAAATTGTTTTCGAAATTCGGAGCAAAAAGCGCTCCGAATTTCTTAATCAATTTCAACGGCGAATTGAAGGCGAAATCTGGCATGGCTCCTAAAACGGATTGGTCGATTCCAACGGACCGTATTCCTTTTGCCGGTGGAAGTGGTAGTGAACGCCTGGCCCCAATTCCCAGAAATCACGCTCCCATTCCTGCCATGCCCATTCCTTGCCATTGTTCTCGACAATTGCCATTGACGGGTCGACCCATTCGACCTCACCGCAGAATTCCTCATATCTGCCCGTGCCGCTGATTTCGACCGCGCCGCCGAGCTTGACGCCTTCGATGAAGTAAGCGATCTGCGCCGAGTCGTTCATTGTCGTTCTCCGTTCGTTTGTGCTTGGAGCACAAGCGTAGCATGTGAAACGCCCCGCGCTCACAGATTCCGTGAACGCGGGGCGCATCGTTGTGAAGTTGTTACATCTCACCCTGTCGCTTCAGCCACGCGAAGATGAAATCCCACATCTCCGCGTAACCCTCGAACCGAAGCATGAACAGAATGTGCAAGATCGCGAAAACGATAACGAATAATGCAATTCGCCCCGCGGTGTTCATTTCTCCCCTTTCCTTTTTCTACTCGGCGGTGACGTCGATACGCATCCGCCATTCATCGCGCTTGTACACGTGGCAGAGCTTCCGGACGTTCAGGTTCGCGATGTCTTCCGGCGTGTATCCGGCACGGAAGTTCAGAACCACCCACGCGTGGTACACGTGCTGCAACTGAATCTTCATGTCGTTGGTGTCCGCCTGAGTGCTGCCGTGACGGTAGCTCTTCTCAACACGGCCGTTCATCACCATGACGTTGGCCTGGATCAGTTCGATGAGGTCCCGCATACTCATCGTCTGGGCAGCACGGTATGCGCCGGTATCCCCGTACTCCGGCGAATCGAAGTCGTAGCCCCACCACTGCATCAACATGGCCACGTTCCACAGCATGTCTCCGCTCTCCAACGCGAAGGCTTCGGTGTCGAAGTCGACCAACGCGTTGGCATTCGCGAGCTTCCTTGCTTCGTGCAAGAATTCCAGCGTTTCGCTGGTGAAGCCCGCGATGTACGCGTTGAACAAGTGCGCGCCGTCGTGGTTGTCGAAGAGGTGCGCGGCCCGCATGTACTGAACCATGCTCACTCTCGGCATTTCGCCCGCCGGGAGAACGTAGTTTTCCATTTCATTTCCCTTCCCTTTGACAAATCCTTCAGACGCAAGTCTAGCGCGAAATCGAACGATTCCGCGCTAGATTGCTTTATCGTTATGAAGTTGTTACAGCGACCCCTCGACCTTCGGCAACGCGTCGAGCGCTGCCTGTCGCACGACGCCGAGCTTCGCGCCGAACGCCAACGCGCACTCCAGCTCGGGTTCCTGCACGTGCCGCCGCTTGACGCCGGTCAGGTCGGCTTCCACGTAGTAGACGGCCGGGTGGTCCTTGCCCTTGACGTATCCGGAAACCATCTCTTCCAACTCCTCTTCGACCGGCGCTTTCGCGGGCGGTGCGTAATTGTGCTGGCCCCAGTCGGCCGCGTTGACGTCGTTGAAGTCGCACGCGATGCCGTTGACGTACACGGTTCCGACGTGCTGATAGAGGTGCCTGCCGGGGAACATCTTGACCGGTGTCCCCGACCACGCGCGGCATTGCCACACCTTGATGCCGGGGAACACTTGCGTCGCTCGCACGCACACGTCGTATTCCCCGTACACGCCAACCTTTGTCGCGTCACCACCTGCACGATCGATCGCACCCGCGAGGTAGTTCTCCATGGCGCGGAATTCGCCGGAGGTAACCACGTCCTGATCGACCGCCATGTAGATGGGCCGGTCGCCGGGAAAGCCGATGGAATTGGCGTGGTTCCGCGCCTGCACGTAGTACTCTGCACCTCGCGCGAAGCCGCCGCGCCAATCGTCGGCGTGCCATTCGAAGACCAGCGCCATTCCGAGCCCGTGCGCTTTGAAGTCCTCGAATTCGTTCTTGTCGGTGTTCTTCGTGTAGCCCGGCAAGCCGATGTAACGCACGGCACCGATGAACCCGTGATCGCGGATGTGCCGCGCTCCTGGCTTACCTGCCGAGTAGTCGAGCACCCGTTTCGGTTGCGGCGTTTCAGCCATTGATTCGCACCTCCCTTTATTCGTCGTTCAGCGTGTAGTAAGCGGCTTCCATTACCGCCACTTTTCCCTGATATCGAATCCACAGTTCGTGCAGGTGCCAGCCCAACACGACGGCTGCCACGACCATCACGAAACGCAGAAGCGAGTCAACGTCGCTCAAAGTCCACCACCAGATGGACGCGATCGACTGGCGTCGGGTTGTATGCCGCGTGCAACACTCCGCAGTAAGGAACAGGCCCGTACCACGTCCCACACGCCATGTGCACGTCCCCGTTCTGTTCGTCCCACCAGTACGCGCCAGGACTGGTTTGCAACGGCAGGTGGAAGCGTAGCCGGTCGGGCCACCCGTCGCGGTGAGGTTCGAGCTTTCCGAAGGGTCTCAACCGGTTCACGATCATTTGTCGCGTCGCGCCCACCTGTCTGGCACACCGCAATTCATCGACTGCTTTGCCGATGAGTCCGACGTTCCACCATCGTGGCGCGAGGCGCACCATTTCGAGCCCGTGAATCCATCCCTCCGGCCCACCGAAATGCGATGAACCGGAACCGTCGGGAATGGCTTCCGCTGTATGCGCAGTGTAGACCTCTTGCAACAGCGACAACATGTCGACGTTGCTTTCCACAACAAACAGACTCATGATGCGTCCTCTTTACACGACTGCGAAGCAGAGCCCGTCAAGGCGAATGTTGGCCGCACCGCCGACGCCGTACACGCGACACTCGCCGTCCGTCTCGATCAGCAGTCCAGCTTGGACGAATGCAGCACCGGTGAACATCGGCACGCCGATGAACGCGGCGGCGGCAGGCCGGTAGTTCACAGGGAGCGTGAACAGCAGCGTGTTGTCAGCAGTCGTGCCCGGCGTCGCGATTCCCCGAAAGGCAACGAAGCCGTCCGGCCGCATGTAATACCCCACGGTCGCGAATCCGGCAGTGGTTGTCCATCCGTTCTGAAGTGACGCGTTCGTCCACTCTTCGCCGTTGGTGTTGATCGAATCTTCGTTCCATCGCAGGAAACCCTTGGCGTCGTCACCCTTCAACATGACGCCGAATTTGCCGCCAACGCGCCAGTGAGCGCCTGAAACTTCGTTGTAAGAGAAGTACATGGTGTTGGTGCCGCCGGCGAACCCCAACAACGATTCCGTGAGTTGCGAAACCACGGGAATGTTTTCGTCCACGACGCCGATGATGCCGTTGGCCATGTACGCATAACGGTTTGTCGGGTCACTGGGATCGGCCGCGGCGACGGTGCCTCGCGCGATCATGTCGCCGAATTCCGCCGTACCATCCTTGTTCACGGACCAGCCGGAAACAGCCGTGACGAAGTTCGGGGACTGGATGGCTTCGCGCACGAGCTTGGAACCGGCGAGAATGCTGTTTGTGAATGCCATGTCAGCCGACCACCGCTTCGCCGAACACGTTGAACGTGCACTGCGATCCGACGTCTCCGCCCGAGAACACGCACACGAGGGATTCGCCGCTCATGAGGCGGATGGACGTGTCGGAGGTGTCCTGCGTTCCGGTCCACGTGCCGTCGATCAGGTTCGAGGCGGCTTCGCTGCCCCGGTAGACCTTGGCGATTGGAACGAGCGTCGTACTTGTGCTCTGCACGGTCATTCGCGTGATGCGCCATTCCTCGCCGTATCTCATCGGCTGGACTCGGCACACGGCACGGCCGGTTGAGTCGGCGGTGCCGTTACCGCTTTCGCGCAACTCTTTGGTGATTGACATGTTCAGCTTTCCGGAACGCTGTACTCCGTGTACACGGAGATGTTGACGGTTTCGACTGCGTCCAAGTTGCGGACATACACCTCTGCCGTGTGCTTCATCTCCAGTTGCTCACCGGGCAGCACACGGAATCCGTTTGCAGCGATGTCGAATTCGCCGCCCAACACGTAGATGGAAGTCGCGTCGTCGTTGTTCTGAACGATGAGCTTCTGCCGGTTCCTGTCCGCTCCGCCGACCGTTTCGACCTGTCCGGCGACGACGTCGAGCGTCATTGCAGCGAAACGGACAAGGCGTTGCGCGGCAGGAATCGGATCGATCACGGAGACGAGAACGGGGTCCGGCACGGGCTTGTCGCCGAACGTGGGAGGCGTGTACGACTCCGTGGGGTAGTCGACGTCCAACGTTTCACGTGGAACGCGCACGTTCGCGTCTTCGTTGAAGTGCGACGGTCGATCCGGACCGCGTCGCTCTCGCAGCTCCTTCATGCGCAACTGCCGTTCAGCCATCGAGCCCATCGGTCTCACCCCTTACGTTCAGCGCGTACTGGTAGACGCCGCCGATAACGACTGCGATGAACACGGACACGTACACGGGCATTCCGTTGCCAGCCAACGCGGAAAGCATGACACCAACCGCGATGGTGAGCGCACCGGCCGCCACCTGGCCCAACAGCACGTCCGTTCGCATGTCGGGATCGTTGGGCGACGCTCGGCGCACCTCACGCATTGGCGGCATGAAGAACTGGTAGGCCACGATCGTCTGCCCCAGGGACAGAGTGCTCACACTCAGAGTCGCGCCGTCCATCGCGCTCACCTCCTTTTCAGCGACTCTTTGAGGACGTCGCGTGGGTCCTTGTTCTTGACGGCGGAGTAGATGAGAAGTGCGCCACCCACCATCAGGAGAATGATGAACAACGTATTGTTCACTTCACCAACCCCGCTTTCTTGGCGATTTCCGGCAGGTGCACAACGGCAACCGACACCAGAATGAGTACACCGAACGCACGTGCCAGCTTCCCATCAATCTGGTCGAGAATCGCCAAGCCAATGGCGACGCCAGCGACACCGATAGCGTTATCGATGTTCGGCTCTTGGCCGCGCGCCCACTTCCCGAGAACGACGAGAACGCCGGTCGACAGGGCGACTGTTACAGGGTTCACTTTGCCGCCTTTCCGACTTTGCCGACCTTGCCTACAGCTCCGGCTATCGGCTTCGCGAGCTTCACGGCGGCAGCGTTCTGCCCTTGCATTGCGAGCAACGCGATTCCCGCCAAGAGCAATACCCCGCCGCCCACGAACATGGCTACACGGAATAGCCCTTTGTTGATCCATTCCATCGGCGCGTTTATGATCTGCGCCAATTCCGCGGCGACGTCCGGAACAATGTCCGGAATGTTCGGAAGAATGGGGATCTTCACGTTCTGCGCATCGGAAAGGTAACGCTTGTAACGGCCGTTGGTGTAGACACTCCAAGCTGTCCAGCCCTGCCCACGTCGCACGGCGTAGGCTGCCCGCGCGTTCTTGACCGGGTCGAACAACTCTTCGTTGGATTGCAGTCCGTATTGTGCCCGCCGTGCCGGACCCAACGGCCCGTACATGTTGATCTGCCAGAGACCGTAGGAGTTGTCGGGTGGCGTCGCGTTGTGGGCGCGCGGATTGCCGCCACTTTCCGCCAACGCGATTGCGACTGCCAGCGGAATTTCCGAGTCGGGAAATCCACCGGCTTTGGCGGCAGCGGCGATACCGGCGGCGTCCATTGAACCGGTAGTCGCCACGACGGTTACCCCTGCTTCTTCCGGCCTGCGCCGAGCATCGGCGCGAGCACGTTGGTCAGCATCCCGGACATGGGCGACGACTGGAACGCCGCCATGGCCTGTGCGGCGATGCGCAAGTTCCCGGCGATCTCTTCCAGCAACTCACGGTCCGTCAGTTCGGACACGGGCTGGTGGGCAGTCTTCGGAATCTCGATCGGAGCGCTCATGTCAGCAGTTCACTTCCCTCTTCGTCAGCGTTGCCTGTCGTCCGGGACGTTCCGCCAATGAGGCGGAGCAGCAATCCCAGACACCCTTCGTTGTTGCTCAACCCGGCGACCGGATCGACCGCGTTGCCTCCCGCGCCCGGCGTCGGATGGAAGGAGATGTGCACGTGATCAGTGTGCGGAGACGAACCGTTGTACGGTTCCCAACCGCGCGCGTTCCTACTGTCCCAGATGCGTCGGGACCAAATCACGTACGTGATCCCCAGCCGTTCCGCGTTCGCTAGAGCCCACGCGGAGACTGCGTTTCCCTTGATCGTTGTCATGACGTCGATTGCCAAGCCGAGCCCGTGATCTTGCGCGTCCGCTCCGCTCCGATATCCGCCGATGTTGAAAATGGCGAATTTGTCGCGGATTTCTTCGGCCGCACGGGCTACGTGTGGCTTGGTTCTTCCGTCATTCCATGCGGCCATTACGGGATCACCAGCACCGTTCCGGGGTAGATCCAGTGTCCGCCGTTGGAGTTGCTACGTCCGGCGGCACGTGCCCTCTCTTCGATCACACCCTGGTTTGCTTGGTAGATTTCCCGCCACCGGTCAGCGTTCCCGTAGTGTCGCAGCGCGATTCCCCACAGCGTGTCCCCAACCACGATGGTGTAACGGCGCTGCGCCGCCGGTGCTTGAGGCGCGGGCGCTTGTGGTGTCGGAGCAGCGCCAGTCGGAGCGGGGTCCGTGGTCACGTCAATTGACGCTGGGGAACTGTCGCCAACGTCGTTGAACGCAACCACGTGGAACGTGTAGGACTTGCCGCCTTGCAAACCCTTGTACACGGCCACGGGGATTGTCGTTGGCCACCACGTCGACTGCCCGATATCGCGGATGCGGTAACCGGCAGCGCCCAACACAGGGGTCCACGCGAACGTGACCATGTGATTGTTCTTTCCGGTAACCACGAGGTTCGACGGTTGGCTCGGCACGGCCGGTGCGTCGGGAGGAACGTCCGGCGGTGACACAGGTTCCGGCGGCGGACCGAACTTTGCCAGCGCCAGATCAACGACTGCGCGTTCCTGTTCGTTCAGCGCTTGTCCGTAGAGGTATTTGCCCAACGCCATTGCGGCCAGCGTCGGACGAACTCCCTGTGAAGCGATGAGCCACGTTTGCGCCTTCGCCAACCAGACCTGGTTGGTGTATTCCGCTTCCGGTTCGCTGGGTGTGGTGGGTCCGACGGGTGTCCACGCTGGCCCGCCGGTTCCGACGCCGGTATCGCCGTACTGCCCTTCGGCCATGCCGTCGTCTTTCGAGCCCTGGTTTCGGTTCATGTACCAACCGACGCCGAGCCCTGCCGCGATGACGACGACCCACATGCCGAGCGGCAGCGGACCGATTTTCTTGTCGAGTGCAATTCCCTCCGCCATTGCTTACCCCAGCCGGTACGAGCGGGGACCGCCACCGAAGGCCGGTTCCGCTGCGAGGTTTGGCGCGGCCGGAGGGATGTACAGGTTCTCATCCCACGGTCGCGGCGTCACGCGGTACGTGTTGACGCCGAGTCCGCCTTGCGGCCGCATCGTGTTGATTTCGAAGTTTCGGCGGTGCGTTGCCATCGAGAAGTGCAACGTGCCGTTGTCGATTTCAGCGCGATTGCGCGGCCGGTGCCATGGCCGCATGAAGAAGCGCGACACGGGCGACTTGCTTGCGAGCGGACGCGTCGCGGGCCGTTCCTGCTCCCACAGCGGCACGCGCGGAGCGGGGAGCTTCCGTTGCGTGATCTGCTGGTAGCCGTCGACGTTCACTTCGGCAGTGTGCCGCTGGTGGAAGTCGGATTTCTGCTTAGCGTTGTACGCGTGCTGGTTGGGATCGTTCGGCGGAGGATTCCGCGTACCGATGCGAATGTCATCCGGCGTGCCAGTCGGCGAACCGCCGGATGACAGTCGCGTCGAGTACCCGGTGTCGTAGCCGTCCAGCGTCGATTCGGGCACGTTTGGCACCGAGTAGCGTCCCGGTCCCGCCCACAGGAAATCCTGCGCAGGATTGGGCGCAGAGCCCGGAGAGACGTTCTCGACCGGAACGGCGTAGGGATTCCTCCCGCGTGCGAGCTGCGCCATGTCCCTGCTCCTTCCCTAGACGCGCTGCGCGGCGTCGATCGAACCCGCGAACGCTTCACCCAACGTGCGGATGATATTCGCCATGTTCGGCGACGACGCGATGACCGCGACGAGTGCCACGGTGACAATGCTGCCCAACAGGTTGAACAAACGTTCACCCATGGTGTTCACCTCTCTTCTAATTGCTCTGTTGCGATTGCGGGTATGCCTGCGCAACCAGCATCGCATCGATTCGGCCGTTGGCACGGGAGGCTTCGGCGTTGGCGAGATCGACCGCTTTCTTGAGGTCGTCCAACGCTTCTTTCAACTCGTGCACCGGTCCGGCGACGACTCGTTCCAACGCTTTCCCGGCGCTCTTTCGTAGCCATCGCGCAAAGGCGACGAGTCCGGAAAGGACAACGATTGCGTTGACAGCGAGTACCGTCCATCCCGTGAGGCTGATCTGTCCCACGGTACCGGCCCTTTCTACGCGGTAGCGGTGTTGCCGGAACGCATCTTGCTGAACCATCCGAGGATGATCGGCAACACGAACATGGCGAACAGCACGCCGACGATCACGGAGATGAAGTCGAGCCCGAAGGGGAGTCGCACGGTTCTGTCCTTTCAGTTCACACGGACGGAAGCGCCCATGATGTCGACACCGCGCACGCCCGCGCGGATGAGCATCAACAGCGCGACCGCGCCGATGACGAGGATTGCCGCCCACCGTTCGGTAGGCCACGCGCCGGGGGCACTGACGGTTTGGTTCACCGACTCGTTCATGCGGTCCCCTCCTTACAGGAACACGTTGTTGGCGACCGCGACGTCGTTGTAGATGACGTCCAGCGTGCCCGCGTTCGTGAAGTTGCCGATGATCTCGATGCGCGAGGAACCCAACGTCGGCTGCCAGAGGTCGCGGTTCTCGCGACCGAGCGTGCCGTCGAATTCGTGCATGTAGTCGTGGAACCGCACGCCGTTGTCGAGTCCGCCCGCCGTTTCGATCGTGGCGGAGAAGCCCGTCCTCTCGTACATGATGGTCTTCCACACCGGGTCGGCGTAGTACCGCGCCGGGAACGCGTCGCGGGCGAATCGCGTCTCCGAAGGCCAGTCGCTCTGCCCGTTGGCGCGCGAGGTACCCGCGCGGCGCAGAACGAAGATGATCTGGCGGAGGTAGTTGCCCTTCCGCTTCAGCTCGATGGTGTTCTCACCCGCGTTGACCGTGATGCCGCTCTGTACGGTCCAGAACGACGTGGTGCCGTGCGCGGGCGGTTCCATGGCGTTGGTGTGGCCGCCGGACTGCATTTCCGGCTGGTCCCACGAAGACAGCCACGCGCGGACGCGGACGACGGGTTTCGTGTCCGGCGCGGTCGAGTACACGTCGGTGGTCGCGCCGACAGACAAGCGCAACTTGAACTGCCCGGCGCTGTCCTGGTTGGCGAGAGCGCCGATACCGTCGCGTCCGGACACTTCGATCGGGATGCGAAGCATGAACGTGAAGTTGCCCGTAGTGGCGACCGCCGAGTAGAGCGGGTTCTTCTTCGGGTCCGCCGACACGGCGTTGTTGTAGCCGCCGTACTTGTTCGCGAGGTACAGCTCGTATCCGGAGTTGAACTGCACGATGGGCGCGCCGTTCGGTTCCATCAGCGCGATGTTTCGGAGGATCGAGAAGGGAGCATCCTCCTTCGCGACAGCGTTGTTCAGGCCCGCCGCGCCGCCGGTCGCTTCCACGTAGATCCAGAGCCACCGCGCGAAGCCGTAGGCCGGGATGTCCGTGATGCCGAAGTCCTGCGTGTTCGCCGAGAGCAGCGCGGACGTCCGGTCCAGGTTGGCGGGCTGCAAGTTCTCGTCGGACGCGCGGACGAAGGGCACCAGCAGACGCGGAGCGTCGTTGCCGCGCGGAGCTTCGTTGGGAGCAGCCTTGCGTGGCGTGCTGTTGTTGGTAGCGAGCATCGGACTTCCTTTCAGGTCAGAGGATGACGGACATGGCCTGCGCCACACCGCTGTCCGGGTTGCGTGAGGCCAGGAACATGGCGAGTGCACGCCACAGGAACGTGAACACCACCATCGACAGGCCGATCACGAGCAAGTTGAGCGCCGTCGGTTGGATCATCGCTAGCCCTCCCTACTTCTTCTCCGGGGCGTCGAACTGCCCCGGACGGACGGGGCGCACGCCCTTGCCGTAGACGGCGTCCGCCAACTCGTCCAAGAACTCGTTCCGCGTGAGACCGCCGAAGTCCGCGCCGTCCTCATCGGACAGTCGCGCATCGTCCACATCGGACACACGCGACTTGAGGTCTTCGACCTCGCGCTTCAACGCGTCGAAGTCCGCGCGAGTGACGAAGTCCTCGCCGTTGTCGACGGTGGTGTCACCGTTGCCGTTGGTGTCGCCATCCGACACATCGCTGAACTGCATCTGCTTTCCTCTCATCCGGCCAGGTAGGGCGGAAGCTTCGTGCGGTACATATCACGCGTCCGCGTGTTGATGTACAGCACCTGGTGTCGCTCCAAATTGGACACGAGCAATCGGACCATTGAGGACGACCGCGCGTTGATCCCAGCCAAACGGTCAAGGTTCGCGCGGTCGTTGTCCGCGAAGAAGAAGAGGTGCGTTGACTGGTCGTAGACTTCCAGCGGCACGGCAGACGGTCTCTGCGTCGCCACGATCAGCGAGTGACCGAGCGAGCGGCCTTGCAAGAGGAACATCTTCACCTCTTTGCCAAGGTCCAGAACGTTGACGATGTACCACAGCTCATCGATTGCCAACGCCCAGCCGACCGGCTTCTTCTTTGGCTGTCCCGATTCGCGGAAGATCGCGCTCATCGCGTACTTGAACACTTCGCGTTGACGCGCTTCCGCGTGGAGATCGCGAGCGTCGGGCCACAGCACGCGGCGGGGGACCTCTGTCGGCGACAGCTTGTGCCACTGCTGCATCTTCACGTACTGCCGGGAGTCGACCAGCTCTTGCATGATCTCGTCCTGCGGCTTCGTCACGAACACCGTGACAAACGGGAACTTGGGGAGAATCGCGTTCTGCAACACGGTTTTGCCGTTGCCCGTTGGGCCGATGATCGCGACGTGCTCCCGCGGCTGAACATCGAAGATGGTCGTGTAGAACACATCCCACGGGACGCGCGGAGCTGAAGTAGCCATCCGTGCCAACAGGACGTTGTCCGCGAGACGCGTAGTCGACATGTCAGGCCGCCTGCGGTCCGTACTCGTTCGGGTAGTAGTCCTCTGTGGACTCAGGACGTCCGTCCTCTTGCGACATACCCATCATGTTGCCGAACATCGAACCGATCCCAGTCATCCACTTGATCAGCAGCCTTTCCGGGATCACAGCCATGAACAGCGGGAGGTGCGCGAGGAAGACCGCTGTCCACTCCCCACCTTCCATGAACGCCAGGATCTTGGCGCGGACCTTGACGTTCTTGTCCGCCAGGTTGCACCACGAGTCGACGCAGCGTTCCTTCGACATGGTGATTGCGGTAGCGAGCGCCGGACGGAACGGTTGCGCCATGGTCGCAATGGTGTCGTACATCGCGAGCATTCGTTGCCGGTCATCGTCGGTGAGCTTGCGTACCGAGGAGCGGGCGGGGCTGTTCTTTCCCAGTTCGCCCAACAGGCTTTCAGCCTTGTCCTTCACCCGGCTGTTGCGCTTCGGCGCAGCCTTCGGCGGCTCGGACGGCGTTGACGAGAAGTCCGGCCCGAAGTCCACGGGGGACTCACGGACGTCGAACGTCGGCGTGCTCATCGCTTGAACCACCAGTTCCGGGCGCGGTGTCCCCACGACTCGGGCGCGGGCGGCGTTCCGGCAGACGGGGCGGGCGGCACCTGCGACACGGGCGGCGGGTTCTGCTGTCCGGAACCGCCGGTGGTCGGGGGCTGCGCGGCGGGTGGCGCGGCGGGCGGGAACGCCTCGCGCACGGAGTTGACGAGCTGTTCCGGCAGCGCTTGGAGCTTGGTAACCAAGTCGGTGAGGTCCGGCCCGGTGTTGACGTGCACGGGCGGACGCTGCTGCGGCGGCTGCTGCTGCTGCTGCTGCTGCTGCTGCTGCGGCGGCTGCTGCTGCTGATTCTGCGGCGGCTGCTGTTGCTGTTC